TGTAAAACCGTTCCTTCGGGTTCGGCGGTTCGAATCCACCCTCCTCCATTATTATAGGGATATAGTTAAATGGTATAACTACGGTCTCCAAAACCGTCATTGTGGGTTCGATTCCTACTATCCCTGCTCAACTGAATATTTTGGCGGTATTGGTGAAGTTTGGTTAACACATCGGTTTGTGGGTCCGACATGCGTGGGTTCGAATCCCACATACCGCCCTTTTATCCAACAGTCTACCAAATGTTGGATAGTTTGGACGAAACGTTCAGGCACTATTTGGTGGTATAGCCAAGTGGTAAGGCACAGGTCTGCAAAACCTCGATCACCGGTTCAAATCCGGTTACCACCTTTTAGTAAAGACTTATGCCTCTGTGGCGGAATTGGCAGACGCGCTGGACTCAAAATCCAGTTCCCGTTGAGGGAGTGTGGGTTCGACCCCCACCGGAGGCATATTAGTACTTTGGTACAAAATTGTCAGCTAAGCTAATGAAATAGGAGAAAGCTTGTTATTGCAGGCTTTCTCCTATTTTTTAGTTTAAATTTTGATTTTAAAGAAATAGTATAAAATGGTGCAAATTTGTGAACTTTGGTCACGAATTGGTCACGGGCTTTAGTTAAAAATCCAGTGCTTTGAGGATATCTTTATCTGACTTATTTTTATATTCATCAATAAGGTAAGCATAAGTATTAATCGTTGTTGTGATGTCATTATGTCCTAATCTTCGACTAATTGCATAAGTGTCAATACCATTTGCAAGCAAAAGTGCAACGTGACTATGTCGTAAGCTGTGAAAATGAAAATTTTCTTTTTTTATGTTAAGCTCTGCCATTATTTCGCGCAGTTTGTCATTTAGTGGGCCACTTGTAGGAATAGTTCCAAACTGGTCCATAAATACTAGATTACTTGTTGCATTGATCTTTAATCTGCTTAATATTCTGATCAACTTATGATTAACCTTAATCTGCCGAATTGAGGCTTTATTTTTGGTTGGTTTAAAACGGTGAGTTATAAAGTGACTGTTGCTTTCACCTTTGTCTTTGGTTTCTCGCCATGCTTTATCTATTTTGATGGTATCGTGCAAGAAATCGATATCATTCCAGGTCAATGCTTGAATTTCCTCCTTACGCATACCAGTATAAATAGCAGTAATGATCATGTATCGACTGGTGTACCTTCTGTCAGTCATTCCATTAATAGTTTGATTAAGTATCTTCTTTATTTCATTAACATTTGGATATTGCACTTCTAAAGTTTTAGATTCATCGGCAGTTAATGTCACTCTTTGAGTAAAGTCCTTAGTTAGGTAATCGTCTAAAATTGCAGATTTAACACAGCTTCTAATGATAGAATTTAATTTTTTTACACTTGAAATCGCATGATTACTACCATAACTATTAATAAATTCTTGGTACATAGTTCTGGTAATATTTTTGATGTTTGTTTGCTTAAAGTGTTTTTGCAATATATTACCAACAACGGTATATCGATTAAGAGTTTTTGAACTTAACTTTGGCTCTTTATATGTTATCACCCATTGATTGTAATAATTTAAGAAGCTAATCTCTTTTTTTATATCAATACCTTGATTGACTTTAGTTTCAAGGTCATTACCCCACTGACGAGCGAGAGCCTTTGTCTTGAAACCATTTTTTGACTTCGAGTGTCTTTTGCCATTAGTGTCAGTCCAGCGAACTCTTGCTTGCCAACTACCGTAAACTTTTTTAATACTTATTGGCATACTTGTCCCTCCATTATTAAATTGTGTATAATGAAAGGGTTGATAGAATTTGTTTGGACGCAATTAATATCAACCCTTGGTCCACTGACAGTTGCCGCTGTCGGTGGGCTTTTTTAGTTTAAATAGCTTTTTACGTCATCAATTTAGTTGGACGAAGTATTATTGAACATTCACTTTAAACTTTGCGGCTTTATCAGTCGAAACAAGTGGAGAAAATTGTAATTCAATGTTTCCTAACTTGTTAGTACCAAAGCCAGTTGTAACATCAGCTTCTTTACCAGCTGCTATTGAGTCCAAAGTAGTATCGTTAATTGGATATGACTTAAGCTTGTTATTATCTGGGCCATATGCTTCTAAGTCTGTTCCAATTGGTAAATCCTCATCAGAATTGTTCTTAACATGATAAACTACCTTAATTACATTAGCTGGGTTATCATCTGCAAATTCATTACGTTCATTGGTAGTTTCGACCGATTTAAGTGTGTAGGTAGCTTTTCCAACTTTTACAGTATCGCCAACTTTATAAAAATCAGGCTTTTTTGCAGTTGAACTTGATGGATTTTCCTTTGTACCACCATTTGAATTACTTCCCATTGCGCCACCAATAGCAAAAGCCAGAATCACTACTACAACCCAAAACCATACACGTTTATAGAATGGTTTCTTTTCCACATATGTCTTCCCATCGTCACCTTGAATCTTTTTTGCCATTATAAAATGACCTCCCTAATATAAAATTTCAGCTTTTATTGTCATCAGGGTTTGGACATATATTTTATATTCCTAAAATTTGTTTCTTTTTAGCTGCAAATTCTTCTTTGGTAATAATACCATCATCCAACAATCCTTTTAGTTCTCTTAACTCTGAAAGGTTGCTTCCATGATTGGATTGTGCTGATGTCTGCTTAAAGTCTGCAGCTGCCTGTTTAATAGTCTCAGCCATCTTTTTAGCAGGGTAGGGTTGCATATTTTCTATTTGAGTTGTAATAGCTCCGTTGGTTACTGCAATAGATCCCAACATTAAACCTTTAGAATATGAAACGCCATTAATCATATCAAGGGGAATGTCAGTTGATTTACTACCATAAATCAGGCCGTGGTCAAGAAAAATTACGCGCTTATTAGTACAAACCGCAAGAATGGAATTAGTTTCAACGAAAGCATTAGCAGCATAAAGTATTTTTTCTCCACCATCGACATCTATTATGTCTGGCAAGGCTTTGATTTCCTTTTTAGTACCGAATAGATTTTCTACATTGGCATCCTTTAACTGTTGCTTAATAACATCCAATTTTTCTTGTTCGCCTTTGTTGATTTCGTCAATTGCTGCTTGTAAAGTATCAGCTTTTTTACCAGCGCTATCAGCAATTGAATCAAGTTTCTCAGTTACTTTAGATAGCTTTGATTTATACAAATCAGGATGTTCTTTGTAAGGTACGGTAGAATGAATCCCTAATAAACTTTCAATTTCACTAGCGGTATGGGAACTAATGAAATTGCTAAGTTTAATTGGAACACGGTAAGTATTTGCTGGACGTTTGGGATCAAGTCTGTTGGCATCTTTGCCACAAATTAAATATCCATCTCTGGTAATGCAAGAAGCCTTTAACATTCCCAGGGCATCATTACATATGAAGCATCTCTTTTTACTCATTTGGATCACCTTATTCCATTGTCACTGAATATTTAACTAATTTACCAACAATTCGACCTGGATGCTCTTCATCAAGAATTATTGGATCATAGTTTTTATTATCTGGCATTAGCATAACTAAATTGCCTTGATGCTTAATACGTTTTAAAGTAGCTTCGTTATCATCGTCAACAAGAACTGCAGCTATCTCACCATCTTCAACTTCAGGTTGCTCTCTAATAATGGCTAATGCGCCATTAGGAATGGTAGGCTCCATGCTATCACCTTTACAACGAAGACCAAAAAGTGTTCCACTAGGAACTGGTTTTTCAAAGATTTCATCAGTATAACCTTCGATATTTTCTTCAGCAGTAATCGGATCGCCACAAGCAATTTCACCAATGATTGGAATTGAAACAACTTCTAATCCTTCTTTAGGATAAATAATATTAGAAGGTTTCTTTTCTCTGGTAGGGAAAAAGTCATCAACATTTACATTAAAAATTTCAGCTAATTTAAATAAAACATCTTGATTTGCCTTTCTAGATCCTAACTCATATCTAGTCACAGTTGCTCTTGTCGTATCAAGTTTGTCTGCAAGTTGTTCTACTGAAAGGCCACGTTGTTCACGAAAATTTCTGATTTTTTGACCAATGAATTTACTTAGTTCCATTTTATGTACCTCTCTTATGTAACTAATTATATAACTTGCGTTACCGAAATGGAATATTTTTTATCTTTTTCGAAAAAAATAGTTGCATTTGTTCCAGAATGGTTTTGATATATAATTGTTCCAAATTGGAACGGAAAGGAGAGATAATATGCAGTCAAGATTATATGATTTACGAAAACATGTTAAAGGAATGACTCAACAACAAATGGCTGATTATCTAAATATTAGTGTCAAAGCTTATCGTGATAAGGAAAATGGTAAAAATCAATTTACTCAAGATGAAATGTTTGCTATTAGTAAATTATTTGATCTTAATATTGACACTATTTTTTTGCCTCGTAAGTTCCATATTGGAACAAAGGGCTAAGAGAGGTGACACAAAATGCAAGCATCATTAGATGAACAAGATTACCAAGTAATTACTAATGAGGTTCTCAGGCGTATTAAGGAATCTTACAACTTAGTACCCAAACAAGATGTTCAAACTGACAAATGGGTCGGTATCAAGGAATTCACGAGTAAGTTGCCCGTTATAAAGGACAAGGAATGGGTCAGAATGTTTCTCCTGCCGTTACCAGTCTTCAAGCCGTGGGTAATTAACTTAAACGCTGGTCAAGGACGACCGGCCAGAGTCAATTTGACCAAAGCATTACCCTGGATCATGTCTCATCAAGCTGATATTAATTGGAATCAGTCATTGCCACGTTAGGAGGTGATTAAGTGGCGTTGGTAATTGGATTACCAATATTAATTATTGCAATGTGTTTGTTATATGCATTGGTGTACAGCTTATTGTATGAGCGAAACAAACCATTGCTGCTGAAAGAGAAGTATCGGAAGAAGCATTGAAAGGAGGTGAGGGGATGAGTAAGTTAATTGCGCTAATCGTTGGTGCTTGGATCATGTATTGTTCAATGATTGGCTCTTATGATGGAGCGATGGCGATCCTAGCAGTTTATCTTCTGCTAGTGGTTCTTGACCCACTAAACAAAAAAGGTACGACCGCCGCAAACAGTCGTACCCAGAAATAAATACTTTACGAGGTAAATTATATATGAATGAGTTCAATTTATCAAAATTAAATGCCAAAGTTGGCGATAATTGTGTATTTGTATCGAATTTGGCAGTTCGCTATCAAAGTGCTGCTACTCCCGAAGAACGAATGGCAATGGCTATTAAATTAGAAAACGCTGCTACGATGTTACGAATTTCAGCTGAGCGTTTGGCTACTGAAACTAAGAATGTTTACGGAGGTAAAAATAATGACTAATGAAGAAAAGATTAAAGCAATTAAGGCAATCCTTGGCCCTGAATATGAAGAGGTAGCAATTTTCGCTGCTAAAAAATCAGAAATTCGTGACGAACGTACTAATTCATTAGTTGATGCGGATCCCGGAACGGTAGCAGCCATGATTATGAATTGGCTACATACTAATCCGATAGCAGCTTCAATTGTCAAAGCAACTATTGATACTTTGGAAACTGATCCAACTGCTGATGTTCTTGGACGATTGTTCCTTGGAGGTAATGATTAATGAATTTATTTGAACTAAACGACAACTACAAAACACTTGCTAGTCGAGATGACTTAGATCCAACTATTCTAAAGGATACTTTGGAATCAATTAAAGATGATCGGGAGACCAAATTGGACAATCTTGCCTCATGGGCGGATCAATTGAAGTCAGAAATTGATTTTATGACTGACAAAAAGAAATCATGGGAAGAAGAAATTACTTACCGAAAAAATAAACTTACTTGGATCAAGAAATATATTACTGAAGTTCTTGATGATGCCGGTATTAAGAAAATAGCTACTGAAAATCACTTACTTAGTGCCCGGAACTTTAAAGCCTCAACCATTATTGATAGTGATAAGAAGCTTCCGGATAAGTTCAAAATTACTGAAACTACTACTAAACCTGATAAGAAAGCAATCTATCAAGCACTTAAAGCTGGGGAAGAAGTACCAGGAGCACATTTAAAAGCTAACCGTAACACGGTGATTAAATAATGTTTGAACTCCGTGATTATCAGCAAGAAACGATTGATAACATCATGAATTCTATAAGTGCTGGTCACCGTTCTATCATGGTTCAACAACCGCCACGAACGGGGAAGACAGTTATCATGGCCGAGATTGCTAGACGAGCAACGGCAAAGGGTAACCGTATCTTGTTCGTGGTTCATCGGCAAGAAATTGTCCAGCAGGTTATCAAAACGTTCAAAGCTAATGATGTAAATATGGATTTAGCTAAAATCGGTATGGTTCAAACGATTACTCGACACGTTAATAATCTAGACCCACCGGCGATAATCTTTGTTGATGAGGCCCATCATGTTCTGGCTAAATCATATCGAAGAATCCTTGATGCTTTTCCAAAGGCCTATAAGTTATTGTTTACTGCCACACCATATCGGTTAGGTGGTCAAGGCTTTACTGATGTTGCTGATGATTTAATCATTGGGAAATCAGTCCCCTGGTTAATTGACCATCACTTTTTAGCTCCAGTTGATTATTACGCTCCTTCTTATATTGATACTGCCAAGTTAAAAGTAAAACGAACTGGTGAATATGACACTGATTCAATTAAAGAAGCAATGAAGCCTAAAATCTACGGGAATGCGGTTAAGCACTATTTGAAACTTGCTAAGGGAATGCAAGCAATTGCCTATACCTATAACGTTGATAGTGCAATTAAGTTAGCTAATGCATTTAATGGCTATGGGATAACTGCAAGGGCCGTCTCCGGAAAAACACCCAAAGAAGAACGGAATAAAATCATTGAGGAATATCGGCAAGGGAAAATCCAAATTGTAACTAATGCAGAATTATTTACTGAAGGACTTGATTTACCTAACGTTGATTGCGTCATTATGTTACGGCCAACCCAATCATTATCGTTGTATCTACAATTTGCAATGCGTTCCATGAATCCACGGAAAGGTAAAACTGCAATAATTATTGATCACGTGAGGAATGTTGAACGATTCGGATTGCCTACTGATGAACGGCAATGGACATTGGAAGGTAACGGTAAAAATAAGCAACAATCAGGATCAACAATTAAACCTGTATCAGTATGTCCGACATGTTTTGCTTCGTTTTATCGAACGGGCGATATTTGTCCTTATTGCGGGGCGGCATTAGGAGAAGAAAAAGAAATTGAAGTCATTGATGATGTTCAACTTAAAAAAGTTACCAAGTCACGACTAGCAATTATTAAACAAATTCAATCGTCAGCAGTCATGAATAATGTTGCTGGCAAGCGTCCAAACGAATTGAAAAATCTGAAAGAAATACAAGCCTATGCCAAATTAAAAGGGTATAAACCAGGTTGGGCTTATCACTACGCTAAACAGCGTGGATTTATTAAGAAGTGAGGTTGATATTATGAGTATTTTGCCACCAAATAAACCACAGAAAGCACGGCGAGTACCACGGAATTATTTCATCTACGGAGACACGATGTCTGGAAAATCATATCTAGCAGAACGATTTCCAAGTCCATTATTCCTTAACACCGATGGTAATAGTGAGATGAACACCGCACCAAGTATTCAATTAAAAAATGTCCGAAAGAGTGATGGGAGCTTAAAAGAGTCTGTGATTGATCAACTAGACAAGATTATTCTTGCTCTTGGTACTGAAAATCATGGTTACAAAACAGTAGTTATTGATGTGATTGATGATGTAGTAACACTAATTGAACAGGCCATCTGTTATGACAATGGAGTAGAAACGCTGGGGGATGTTCCTTACGGCAAGGGATATGCACAATTTAATACCGTCTTTCAAGCATTTGTCACTGAGCTAAAAGCCTTACCACTGAATACGGTTTACATTAGCCGGTTAATGATGCTAACTGATGAATCTTCTGGCCACACCGAAGACCGACCATCACTAAAACAGAAATATTACAACGTGGTTAACGGAAATTGTGATTTAGTGATTGAAACTAAGCGCTATGGTGACCGTTATATCCGGATGGTTAAAGATCGACGAATTCATTATGTCAAAGATGATATTACTGATCCGGCAATCTTACGGGTACTTGAACATGTTAACGGTGTCTTTGATAAGCCAAAGCAGACTACTACAAAAGAACAGAATGAAATTGTTAACAAAATTAAAAAGCAAAATGTAAAGGAAGGTTAATGAATTATGAGTTTACGAGATGCAATGAATAAAGCTACTGAAGGTTTTGATCCAAAGAATGATTCAGTTAATAAATTTAAGGGACTGGAAAGTGGTAAATATACCGTTGTAGTTGCAAAAGTAGAAAACCATGAAACTCCTTGGAATGCTGAACAGCTTAACTTTGAGTTAGAAGTTGTCGATGGAGAATCTGCCGGTCAAAAGGAATTCTTACAAATTGGATTAGATGAATTAACTTCTAAGGGTAATCCCAATCCAATGCTAGAAACTAATTTACGATTGGTTTCTAAGTTAGCAGCAATTCTAGGTGTTGAAATTCCCGATGAAGTTTGGGATGACGATACTTTAATCTACGAGAACTTGGCTAAAGCATTTGCACCGGCAGTAGGAAAGACCATGATTATGGATTTGAAGGTTCGACCAAACAAGAAGAACCCCCAATATCCATACCGTAATTATGACTTTGATGAAGCGGAACAGCCGGAAACGCCAGAAGTTACAGATGATGAAATGCCCTTTTAAAGGTGGGTTAAGAGCAGCATATGAAAGCATAAGTAGTCCGTCTGTTTCAAATATGATTGAAGATACTCTTTCATATAGTGATATGTATGGATGGTAAGGCAGTGACCTAAACACCGAGCGGGTGGAATGCCCGTTATTTTTACAGGGGGTCAAAATGAAAAATCTAGTTAATTACGCCTTAGCCTATCAAGCAAAGGGTTTAAGCGTCCTCCCAATTGCTGGCAAGCGTCCACTAATTAAGTTTGCTGATCGTGATCCACTTACCGCCGAAGAAATAAAGACCATCTGGATAGAACATCCATATGCTCAAATTGCGTTGCGGACTGATAAGTTCTTCGTTGTTGATATAGACCGCAACCATGCTGATAACATTGATGGTTTTGAATCAATTAAGCAATTACCAGCGGAATATTTTCCGGAAACTTTAACCCAAACCACCAAGCATGGTGGCCAACAATTATTTTATCTGAAACGGCCAGATATGCGGGTTAATCAATTAATTGGTTATCAACCAGGGATCGATATTAAAGCCCATCAGAATAATTATGTTGTCGTTGCTCCTTCAGAAGGTTACCAATGGTTAAATAAGAATCCAATTGTTACTGCTCCTAAATCTTTAGTTGTAAATATTAATCAGATGCGGGCGAGTAATCGGCGAAACGATCCAAATGATTTTGTAATTAAGCCTCGTGAACGAAATTCGACTACTGACTTATTAGAAACAATTGCTAATGGTTTAGGCGATAAAGGAATGCGAAATAAAACTTTGGCCGGCATGATTGGCGCACTACTATTTCGAGGTGTTGAGGCTAAGGCCGCTTATCAATTAGCGATGATTTGTAATGAGAATACGCCCGATCCACTACCAGAAGAAGAAGTGAGCCGGACATTTCAATCAATGCTAAGACGTGATTTGAGAAACGGGGGTGAAATACGTGGCGGATAATATAATTCGCAAACCAATTGAATTTGAATTAAATACTCAAGGCAATCCTAAAACTAATAGTTTGAAGAATATTGGTTTAATCCTTGATGGCGATCCACTACTGCATGGCACCTTCAAATATAACGAGTTTGCCTATTCGATTGATGTTGTTAAGGACATTCCACAGCTATTTATTGAAAAGGGGCAACTTGATGATAGCTATTCAGCAATTATGCTCCGTTACATTGAAGATGAGTATGGGGTGATGTTTCAAGAAAAATTGTTAAATATGGCAATCACTGTTGAAGCAAAAAGCCACCCATATAATCCGGTTAAAGAGTATATGGAAAAGTGCTATAAGAATTGGGACCACAAAGAACGAATCAAAGACTTCCTACCAGTCTATTTAGGAGTACCCAGTGGTGAAGTAACAACGCTGCAGACAAAATTATTCTTAGTCGGAGCGGTGATGAAAGTCTATAAGCCGGAAAGTAAATTTGATTGGGTGTTTGATTTAGTTGGTGGCCAAGGCGTTGGTAAAACTACTTTGCTTAAAAAGTTAGCCCATGGTTGGTACACTGACCAATTTACGGATTTCAAGGATAAAGATAATTTTACCAATATGCTACGAGCGTTGATTGTTAACGATGATGAAATGACGGCAACCAATAATTCTGATTTTGAAAACTTGAAAAAGTTTATTTCAGCTGAAGAATTAGAGTTTCGGCCACCATATGGACGACATACAATCCGCCGACCAAAGAATTTTGTTATGGCCCGAACTACTAACGAATCAACCTATTTGAAAGATAAAACCGGTGAGCGGCGTTTCTTACCTAACATGGCTGATAAGTCCCAAGCAATGGCTAATCCGGTAACTGATCTTGATGATACGATGGTCAATCACATTTGGGGTGAAGCTGTTGGCCTCTACAAAGAAGGCTTTTCTTTCATATTGACGAAGGAGCAGCAGAAGCTCATTGAGGATAATCGGAAGTCATTTATGTATATTGATGAAACTGAAAATCAGATTGAACGGGTTCTCAGTACTTGGGACGATGACTGGATTGAAAGCTCGGAAATTGCTCATCAATTAGGTGAAGATAATCTGGTTAAGAATCGTTCATTAGCCAAGAAGATTAAGTATGTGATGGATAACCGGCATGATTGGAAAGCAGGACAAAAACGAAAAGGTGGAGTTGTTCATCGTGGTTATCGAAGAGTGAATACACTGTAGCACGTTTGAATACACTAAAAGTTATTCTAGTGTATTCACTTAAATCCTGTTATTTCAACGTTTGTCGGTGATTGAATACACTACTACACTATTTTAATAATAAAAAATAAATATATATAAGTACTATATATGCGTTATAAAAAGTTGAAAGCTAGTGTATTCATGTATTCAAGAGGTTGATCCGTTGAGAGAGTAAGAATTAAGCTGTATACACTACTGTATTCGTAGTGTATTCAAAGGAGAAAAAATATGAATGAATTTTATTTAAAACAACAAAAAGATGCACATAATATTATGGCATCCTTGCTGACAGTCGATGAATTATTTAAAGGACAGTATCCAATTACAAAAACAGCCATAGACCAAAAAATTGGATTTTATACTGAGTTACTTAAAGAAATGACCAATGAGAGTTCCAAGAATGAAAGTTAGAATGGCAAACCACCATTTGCCTTTTATAGCATTGTATATTCCTTGAGGAGACCAACCATAAATATCTGTCCATTTTGATTTAACTTTTAATTTATTATTAACTGCTTTTTCAAGAAAAATATTAAAAATGGTTAGCTTTCTAATTGTAGAAAGAGATATATCTGTATACTTTCCTTCGTTTAATAATCTGGCTTCTTCTTTACCATTCTTAAATTCATAAGACAAGTCAATGTCATTATATTCCGCAAGTTTTTCCATTTTTGGATCATCGATGAAGTTAGGTCCATAAATATCAGACAATAAATGAGAAAGGTTAATTTGATCGGAATTAGATACTGTTACTGGATTTTTTATATTTAATATTTTTGACTGATGCTGAATAGCTTCAAATCCAAATTTATCACTTTGCATATTCCAATTAATCCATTTTACATTTTTAACATTTTGGATAAGAAATTCATTGAAGGATTCAAGCATTTCCTTTTGAATTTTCAAAGTGTTTTTGGAAATATCTCGAGGATCAATATTTAAATCTTCAGCTGTTTTCTTAATAGAAAAGGTTGTTGAAACTTGTTTTTTTAGATTCATAACAGCAATTACGCTTATAGTATTTTCTTCTCGGAAATTTCCACAAGCATAATGAATTAAGTAATAATTCTGGGGATTATTTTCAATGTTACTTAAGGTTTCTAATGCTTGTTTTCTCACTTTATATCTACTCATTGGTATTATCTCCTAAAAATTAATAAATGAAGGTGATTTAAATTATATCAGAACATAAAATTCAAAACGATATTCGGGTAGCCTTGTCAAAACACAAGTGTACAGTGTTCCGAGTAAATGTTGGTTCGGTTAAAACACTGGACGGAAGATTTTTCTCAGCTGGTGTACCAAGTGGCCACCCGGATTTATATGGATTTCGCTGGTCGGATCATCAAGTGTTTTATATTGAAGTGAAAAACGAAAAAGGCAAGCCAAGAGCGGATCAAATTAAATTTCATGAGATGTTAACCAAGCGAGGTATTATCCATGGGATTGCTAGGTCGGCTGGGGATGCAGTAAAGATTGTTGAGGAAGGATTGATTGGTTATGGGTTTCCCAAGGAGGACTGGCAATGAGAAGCATGCATAAGTTATTTGATAAAACAACTAAAGAAATAAACAAGCTTGAGCAATTTATGAAGACTGATGATTATAAAAAGCTTGAATCAGATAAACAAGAATTAATCGCTACTCGGTATAAAGCTAAGTTGGCCTATGCAGATCTCTTGGCTAAGCAGATTATAGCAATTCTCTAATATGAGAGGTGATAACCGATGAAGAATCGAATTAAAGAGTGTCGACAAGCACTGGGGCTTTCACAAAATCAGCTAGCTTTTAAGGCGAAAATGACCACTTCAGCGATTGCTAATTATGAAGGCGGCGTTACTAACCCAACTATTCAACGTACTGAAACACTGGCCGAAATTCTAGGAGTAACACCTGGTTATTTAATTGGCTGGACTAACCGTAAAGGGGAATACCTGACGTCTAGAAAAATAGTCGTAAAGGTCAATGTCTTGATTGATTATTTTGTGGATAGCTCCAAACAGGCAACTAATGAACGACAAGCCCAAGCTAGATTTGAGCTTGCTGCTAAATTAATGGAAGGATATGCCAGAAATGATGAGTTGATTATTCCTGTTAAGGAGGTTCTAATTCATGAAACGAACTCGTAAGCGGCAGATTGCTAAGGCTAAGCATAAGATGGCTTGGCACGATCACACGAGTTATGAGTGGTCACAGTGGTGGCACAGCAAAGCTAGAAAGCCTAAGAGGTGGGAGTGAATGAATAAAAAACTTATAGGCTGGTCGTGGTTCCTTGCTTTTGTTTTAATGCAATTTCATCCAGAATGGTTTGTCCACCCAACCACTAATTTTTGGCTATCGGCTATAGCTATGTTGATTGCGTTAGGCTATATAGCAGATTAGAGGAGGAAGAATAATGACACTTGAAGAAATGATAAAAGATTCTGGATCAGATCCAAAGACTATTAATAAGGTTGTTAAGGACTTTCAAAAAGCTGGTGAAAAATATAACGGAATCCAATGCGCTGTTGCAATGACGCTACTACTTAGGGTACTTGTACAAAATGATTCTCAACGTCAAATGGTTAACGATATTGCAAATGAATATGACGTTGGTACGGAGGAAGAATAATGCTACACAAATATAAAAAATCACCGATTGTCGAAGCCGAACGATTTGATGGGTCAGATGAAATGATTGAAAGGTATTCAGTGCATGTATTTAATCCAAATTTAGCTAAAAATATCTTCTTTATAGGTATGAATGTTCTAGATATTGGCGACTGGATTGTTAAGGATGAATATGGGAATTATCAAGTGGTAGCTGATGATATATTCCGTAAAAGTTATGAGAGGTGCGACTAATGCACATTTATGAAGTAATCGTTGTAGCTGTATTTGGCACAGATATTAGCCACTTTGTTGTTGCTAAGAATGCCGATAATGCTAAGAAAATTATTCTTGATTATTACAGCACTCGTGATGATGGTATCAGGCCAACTGTGACAATGTATGACCTAACAACAAAATTAATCAATCTTAATAACTACATTGATGAGGTGATGCTTGGATGAGATTAAGTGACAAAATTATTATGACTTCCTTTTTACTGTTATTAATTGTTTCAGTCGTCTTATCAATAGTTACGGGAAGTAAAGTCTGGATATGGATTTTTCTTTTTCTGATGACACTTGAGATGCTTTACAAAATTTGGCGTTAGGAGCGTGACTAATGAAAGTGACCTGGGGTGAATGGAGTGCAGATGCTTATCCGGTTGAGCCATTTGTTTATGAAGTGGTAGCCGATGGTAAAAAAGAATTTTATCAAGCGGCATGGGATGCTTTTAGATCTGATTTGCATATGAAAAATGCAACATCAAAGATTATTAAAATACCGGTTACTCCAATGAGTGATTATGAGATTGAGATGGAGCAGCTTTATTTTGAATTAGGAGAGAAGAGGGACTATCCAGAAACAATAAAAGAGTTTGAGGACGTTAAAGCCAAAGAAGATAGCAATATCAAATCAAAGCCCAATATAAAATTTAGTGAAATAATGAATATTTTGGCAATTGTAGCTTGGTTAATTTGTATGACTATATTAGTAATTGCATTAATAATTTCAAACGGGGGATAATTAAGATGACATTTGAAGAAGCATTAAAGCACGAAGAAAATAATGTGCCAGTAACTTATAACAATCAGAAATATTATGTTGTTGGGCATAATGCATTAAATCAAACTTTAACGATTAGGAAATTGAGTGGTAATCCATTCTTTACTGTTCCCGTTGAAGCTAAACCGGAGGAACTATCATGAGTATTAAAATTAATGCCCAAACAGTAATTTTTAAGAATAGCCCTGTTGAGAGCGTTAGACAGGATAAATGTGAATATTGCCATGCACCATTTAAGACAATCATGGTGACTAAAACAATTAAAAACACAGGTGTTAAAAGTGAAATCCCTATTGAAGTTAGCGGGGAATACTTTAATTACTGTCCTAAATGTCGACGGAGGTTAAATTAATGTTATTTTTAATATTATTACTTGCTGTTTTCGTGTTTGGGTTCATTCTTGGTAAGAAAAATCCATAATAAAAAGGACCCACCGTGCTTGATGTGTCCTTACTCAAAAATATTAACCTTAATTATTATAGCAGATAGCGGGGGTACATCATGCAAACAGATTTGAATTTAGATATTGATTGTCTGAAAACTGCAAGGAAGGTTACTAACTTTCTTGATAAGAAGCTGGATCGCTATCTGGCTTTATCGGGGAAGCAACGGTTTGATTTGAAATCACCAGAGATGGACGGAATGCCCAAAGCACCTAGTCGTGGTAACGGGAGTGAAAGTCGAATGCTAAACATTTGGCTAGCAGAAGAAGTAGTTGATTGTGTGGGCTGTGCAATGCGAAACATGACAAAGGAATCGCAACGGATATTGTTAAGTCGTTATTCAGACCAAATGTTGACGTACAACATTGCCAGGGAATTAAGTATTAGTTCATCAACATATAGTCGAAAACAAGAGAAAGCATTGTGTGAATTTGCTGATCGCTTTGAATTTCAATTAGTTAAACATGGAATTCACACCGAAATAGATGACTTACATGTTTATCCAGATGAGGAATGATAAATTGATGGGCAATTGTTGAATGAGCAATCCTTGATAAAAATGTGATAATGATATTGTCGAATGATTCGATGTTCATATAAATAATCTCCCAAAAGAAGTCTAGCTATTGTGGCTAGGCTTTTGTATTATGTTTAGTTGGGGTGATTTTTATATGAAAATGGTAAGAACATTTTATGAAAAAACAATAAGCTTCCTGCGAAAGAATTGGTGGGATGTTCGATATTTATTATTGTTGGTAGTAGCATTCCTATTTTTTAGGTTTGACAAATTTGTAAAGTGGTTAATACAAGATACAGGTTCAGTCGCCGATTGGGTAGGAAATGTTAGTATCCCTATAATCTTGGCGTGGTTTACTTTTGAATATAGATCTCAGGAAAACAAAAATAGAATACAAAATGAAAAAAATAAGGTATTTGGGTTAATATTGGATTCAAATAGAATAAACAAGAGTTTAGAGATAGCATATGCGTCTCAAAGTGTGTCAGAATTTAAATATAGATTAAATGTGTATATAGATGATTTGAAAAGAATGTGTGATATGCTTTTGTATTTCACTGATCATAGCACTTCTGAACCACTTTATTCAGAACTGAGAGAATTAATAGCTAACAGTAAAAGCATTCGAAATTTTAGTCAAGTAGAAAAATGGATGAATACATTGCAAGCTGTAAATGATGCCTTAAAAAAATACTACAAACAAATTAAGTAGATATAATTATTGTATTGTTTATGTGATATAAGGAGGTGAGTAGCATTACTCAAAAATTAACACAGAAACAACAACGATTTGTCGATGAGTACATTATTTCGGGTAATGCTACTCAAGCGGCGATTAAAGCTGGATATTCTAAGAAAACAGCTGCAGTTACAGCAACCGAAAACCTAAGAAAACCTATCGTGAAAACTGCTATTGAAAAACGCAACGAAGAAATTAAGTCCGAAAAGACTGCAGACATGACCGAAGTGATGGAGTATCTTACTTCGGTAATGCGTGGAGAGCAAACAGAATCGGTTGCTACTGCTAAGGGTATTTATGAAGACGTTGAAGTATCAGCAAAAGATCGCATTAAAGCGGCTGAATTAATCGGTAAGCGTCACGGCGCATGGACTGATAAAAAAGTTATTTCTGGCGATGTTCAGATTGATGTGGGAATGGGTGATTATGATGATGAATAGAAAGAAGGTGATACCATGCCAAACATCAAACTAAATTTTCCTAAACCATACAACGTTTTCAATAAACAAATTTTTGATAACTTGTTTGATTACAGTCATTTCGTTGAGGTTTGGTACTGACTTATGGCGGTGCATCTTCTGGTAAATCTCATGGTGTGGTACAGAAAGTTGTACTTAAATCATTGCAACACTGGAAGCATCCCCGTAAAGTGCTATGGCTTCGGAAAGTTGATCGAACAATTCAAGAATCAATCTTTGCAGATGTAATTGATTGTCTATCTAATTGGCAACTTCTACCTCTGTGTAGAGTAAATAAATCAAACCGTACTATTCATTTACCGAATGGTGCGGTTTTCTTATTTAAAGGGATGGATAAACTATTGTTCATCTAAAACCTCTTGAATTCGGGAAAACTCTTAACAGGAAAGCTGAAGACAATCCCGAGCTAAGTTTAATCTTTATACACATAGTCTATGCCCTTGATGGTATAATTAATTAAGAGGTGATGACTATGGAAGAGTGGAAAGATGCTCCAGGTTTTGAAGGCTTTTATCAAGTTTCAAATGAGGGACATTTTCGATCTGTTGATCGAACGGTTATCATGAAAACTAAAAATGGTAAAGATAAACCTACTCATTTTAAATCCAGGCTTTTAAAGGAATATATAGAAAATGGTAAAAGAAGCAATATTAAACAAAGCGTTTATGTTGCTTTTTCTGTAAACGGAAAACATCATCGCCGATATATTCATAGGTTAGTAGCTGAAGCGTTTTTAAATAAACCAAAAGGAGCGGCTGAAGTTAACCATATCGATGGAAATCGATTAAATAATTCAGTTTCAAATCTTGAATGGGTTACTAAGAAGGAAAACATTGATCATGCGTTTAAGCATAAATTGATTAAAACTGAAAAACCAGTTGAACAGTTAGATAAAGAAACTGGTAGAGTATTGAATACTTACAAAAGTGAATCAGAAGCTTGTCGGCAAATGGGGATTACACAAGGCAAGATATTACGATCAATGAAAAGAAATGGAACTTCGGCCGGATTTAAATGGCGGTATAAAGATTGAAAAAGTGTAACGACTATCGAAAACACAATAATTGCAGTCGCTAAGGCGGCTGTTTTTTATTGGAAGCTAGTAGAGTAGGATCAAGCGATCCGAAGCGGGAGGGCGTTAATTAATAACGCAAAATATAGTCTGAACTATGTAGAAATGCATAGAGAGAGTTGTAGCGAAACTCTCGCAACACAATTGGATCCAGAAAAAATCAAGTCAATCAAGGGCTTGTCTGATGTAGTGATGGAGGAAGCATCGGAATTTAATCAGGATGATTTCACTCAGTTAACATTGCGTCTACGTGAGCCTAAGCATAAGCAGCGGCAACTGTTCTGCATGTTTAACCCAGTTAGCAAATTGAACTGGACTTACAAGCAATGGTTTGATCCGAAAGTGAAAGTTAATCCGGAACGAGTATCAATTCACCAATCAACTTACAAGGATAATCACTTTTTGGACGCTGATAACATTGCAACGATTGAGAACTTAAAACAAACCAACCCGGCCTACTATAAAATCTATACGCTGGGCGAGTTTGCTACATTGGATAAGCTGGTCTTTCCTACCTTTACTAAGCGACGATTATATCCGGAAGAACCACAGCTCCGTGATTTACCTGATTTGTTTGGCTTAGACTTTGGTTACAGCAATGATCCTTCCGCTTTTACTCATTCCAAGATTGATATGAAAAATAAACGTTTCTATGTTCTTGAAGAATATGTCAAAAAAGGAATGCTCAATAATGAAATAGCCAATGTAATTAAACAGATGGGTTATGCAAAAGAAGTTATCACGGCCGATGCGGCAGAACCAAAATCAATTGCCGAATTAAAGCGTGATGGGATCTACCGTATTCGACCAGCGAAGAAAGGACCGGACTCAATTATTCAAGGTATTCAATTTTTACAGCAATTTGAATGGATTGTTGATGATCGTTGTGTCAAAACAATTGAAGAATTAGAAAACTATACATACAAGAAAGACCGTAAGACTGGTGAATATATCAATGAACCTGTTGATGCTTATAATCACTGCATTGATAGTTTGAGATATGGAAGTTCCGAATATAACGGCATGGCTAGTCCGAAGGCAACGGTATTAAAGAATGTTTATATTTAAGGCGGTGATTAAATGGAAGAAAACAAAGGACAGGTAGTTGAAGGTAATGTGTTTATCTATCCTAAGGATAAAGAATTAACAATGCCCGACTTGTTAAAGTTTATTGGTAAAAATAAGAATTTAGCAGATGAGTATAGGCATAACCTTAAAATGTACAAGGGTAATCACGACATTCTAAATAAGCAACCTCGACAGTTTGGACCAGACAATAAGCTGGTAGCCAATCTACCCCACTATATTGTTGATACATATAACGGTTTCTTTACGGGTATTCCGCCTAAAGTAACACTGGATGATAAAGAAACTAACACCTTATTACAAGAATGGAACGATGAGAATTCATTACAAGATAAATTAAGTGAGATTAGTAAGCAAGCGGACATCTTCGGACGGTCACTTGCTTTTGTTTATCAAGATGAAGATAGTCAAACACGGATTGCTTATTCATCCCCAGTGAATTCTTTCATGATTTACGATGATACAGTATCACGACAACCACTTGCCTTCGTGCGTTATTGGAAGAATACTGATGGCATTCAAGTCGGAATGGTTTACTACAGTGATAAGACCATTTCTTTTGAAGGCAGTAAATTTGGCGATGAAATGCTTAACCCTTACAAGATGGTGCCAGCTGTTGAATTTTATGGTAATGAAGAGCGTCAAGGTGTTTTTGATAATGTTAAGACTTTGATTGATGAGCTTGATCGTGTTATTAGTCAAAAAGCAAACCAGGTTGAATACTTTGATAATGCTTATCTAAAGGTACTTGGTGTTGATTTAGACCGAGATGGTGATGGAAAGCCTGATGCAGATTTAATCGGTAACCAGATGATTTATAGTCCAGATGCAGATGCTACTAATGCAACAGTTGACTTCATTAGCAAACCTGATGGGGATAATATGCAAGAACACATTATTGATCGTTTGGTTTCAATGATTTACCAGATTAGCATGGTAGCAAACTTGAATGATGAAGCGTTCGCTGGTAATAGTTCTGGTGTTGCTCTTCAATATAAACTCTTACCAATGAGGAACATGGCTGCTAATAAGGAGCGTAAATTCAGGCAAGCATTACGACGTTTGTACCGAATAGTTTTTAGCGTTGGAACTGTTCTTCCTGAAGCTCATTCAGAAGACTGGCGAGAGCTTGACTTCACCTTCAAGCGTAATCTGCCGGACGATATTTCAAACGATGCCGACATCGCCCAGAAGTTACAGGGGATGGTATCACAGGAAACCTTGCTGTCTATCTTGCCGTTTGTTGATGATCCCAAGGAAGAGATGAAACGAATTAAGCAGGAAAAGATTGAGAACATGCAGACGGCAATGAAGTATGGTCCTGCTGCGTTAGACCAAGACAAGCCGGATGGTGATGACGATGCCGACAACAACGAATAGTGATTACTGGAAGAAACGAGAGAAGGAAGAACGTAAGTGGCAAAAGAAAAATATTGCTAGTGATGAAGCTTTTAATCGTTTAATTGAAAGATACTATAATCAGGCTATCTCACAAATCAATAAAGAAATTGATCATCAGTATCAATCTCTCGCTAAGTCTGTGGGTGGTCTTCGTAATGCTTATTCTACCGTTGACATGACTGATATTGCTGATTATGAAGCTGAGGCTCAAAAGTTAGTTATGCAAGCTGCTCAAATGAGAGCGCAAGGCAAAAAGGTTACTTATAGTTCGTTTGGTGATGATGTAAATCGTCGAATGAAGGTATACAATGCAACCATGCGAATTAATAGATTGGAGTATCTTAAAAGCCAGGTTGGTTTACATCTTACAGAAGCTAACATGAATATCGAAAATGCCACTCGATTGAAATTGACCGATAGCTATATCAATGAAGTCAAACGGCAAAGTGGTATTCTTGGACGTAATTTGAAGTTTAACGATGCACTGATTGAAGATAATAATGTTGCTAAGATCGTGATGGCACAGACGGCTGGAGCAAACTGGAGTCAGCGATTATGGCTTAACCAAGATGCGCTAAAGGCTCAATTAGACATGATACTTTCAACAGGACTTATAACTGGTCAAAGTAACCAAGCGATGGCTCATCAATTACGTAATCAAATTAAAACGACGATAAAAAATCATGGTTATGTTGCTGAACGATTAGTTAGAACCGAAACCGCGCGGGTGCAATATCAAGCACAAATTAATAGTATCAAGGCTGCTGATTATCGTTATGTCAAGTGGTATGCTGAGCCAGGTGCTTGTCGTGTTTGTCAAAGAATAAATGATAATGATGAGTATGATCTTGGCTATGGTGTGTTTCCAGTGGATGAAGTACCAGCCGTGCCCGTGCATCCAAATTGTCGCTGCAGCATTTCTGCTTATTGGATTGATAGCAAAGATAAGCATTCAGATTAATTCTGAGTGCTTTTTATTTTGGAGTGATTCAGATGAACAACTTTGAAATTAAAAAAGATGGTCTCTATATCAACGGCGCAAAAGTCACCGCTTATAGAAACCTGAAAATTGAATCAGACATAGACAATGTAACTAAGCTTCAAATCACGTTGTATGGTCAACTTCATGGAATCGATGATGTTGATGCCTATGATTTTCGTAAGCCAGATTTATAAATAATTATTGTCCGTTCCGTGTGTAGTGGACGTAAAACAAAACCCGAGACGTCTCCCATGACATTAAATGCGAGTAAAGGAGGTCCCGACATGGACGATAACAAGAACACTGAAGTTGAAAACCAAACTGTTAACACTAATGAAGAGCAACCAAAGGATACTGGTACCGATCCAAAGGAAGATAACAAATTAGATGGTGACAAATTAGTTAAGAAACTTCAAAAACGAATTGGTAAGGAACAGAACGAGAAGCATTCTCTCCAAGAACAGTTAGATAAGGCTAATGCAAAAATTAAAGAGCTTCAATCTGGCAAGGTAAATAAAGATTCATTAGATATAGAAGCAACTATGTCAAAGGAAAGCGAAAAGGATAAAGAAATTGCATCTCTCCGCGCTCAAATTGCCCGTCGTGACAATATCAAACAAACGGATGAAGTCTTTAAAGAAGCTGGTCTAACTGTTAGTGATGATGTGTTGAACATGGTTGTAGTTGATGATGAAAAACAAACCTATGCAAATGTTCAAGCGCTAATTAAATACACTAATCAAATCCAAAGTGGAGTGAAGAAAGACTTACTCAAAGGTTCTACACCAAGAACAAATGGCAAGCCAACGATGACTAAGGATGAAATCAACAAGATTAAGGATCCAATCAAACGGCAACAAGCCATTGCAGATAATTTAAGCCTATATCAACATTAGGAGGAATAATTTATGGCAACAGAAAATATTACAACTTCAAAGGATTTAATTGCTCAATCTATTGATTTTACTGAGCAATTCACAGGATCAATCAGTACTTTACTTCAAGTATTGAATGTTACACGGATGCAACCAATGGCGGTTGGTTCACAAATTAAGATTTACAAGTCAGAAGTAACTAAGGCCGACGGTAATGTTGCTGAAGGCGAAGTAATTCCGCTCAGCAAGGTAACACGTAAGTTAGCTGATACTAAGGAATTAGCTTACAAGAAGTATCGGAAGCAAACGACTGCTGAAGCTATTCAAGCATCTGGCTTTAATGCTGCAGTTAACGACACTGATGCTAAATTACTTCGTTCAATTCAAGGCGATATCAAGAAGGACTTCTTCGACTTTGTTCAAACTGGTACTACTAAGACTTCAGGTGATACTTTCCAAAAGGCAATCGCTCAAGCGTTAGGTCAATTGGCTATCAAGTGGGAAGACGACGACGTTCAATCAGTTCTTTTTGCTAACCCATTGGATTTCTACACTTACTTAGGTAATTCAGATATCACTACTCAAACAGCTTTTGGTTTAACTTACATCCAAAACTACCTTGGTTTTAACACAATCATCCTTACAGGTTCAGTAAAGCAAGGTACTATTGCTGTTACCGCATCACAGAACTTGAACTACGCTTATGCTGCATTAACTGGGAATCTTAACCAAGCTTTCAGTCTTACAACTGATGAAACTGGTCTGATTGGTGTGGTTCACAATCCTGTTACTGAAAACGCCAGTTACGAAACGATGGCATTAACATCTGGTGTATTATTCCCAGAACGTCTTGATGGCATTATTGTCGGTACTATTGATGCAGCTCCGTTAAAATAACACCGCCCGATAATTCAGAAGCGGGCGATAATGATGTAAAACCAACGTCCGCTAACACGGTGGACGAAATCAAGAAGTATATGGATGAGCATGGAATCAGCTATACTTCTACTGACAATAAGCCTGATTTATTAGCAAAGTTAGGTGAGTAAGATGGAACAATCAGTAACCCTAGCTAATTTGAAAACAATGCTCCAACTAAAAACTGATAAACAAGATGACTTATTATCGCTGATTATTAAGAATACTGAACAGGCGTTAAGATTTAAGCTTGGCTTAGGACAGGATGTCTCTTTCCCTAGTGAACTAGGTTTTATCTCTCTTGAAGTGTGTGTACGACGGTATAATCGTATCTCTAATGAAGGGATGGCTTCTTATTCGCAAGAAGGACAATCAATTACTTTTAATTCGTCTGATTTTGATGATTTTGAAGCTGATATTAATGCTTGGCGGGAACAAAATGGAAAGAATGTTAAATCACTGGGGAAGGTGCAGTTTTTCAATCCGTATCGAGGTGATAGTCGTGCGTTATAACCATGAAATTAAATTCTTTAATGAAGGTAAGCGGAAGTATAATCCTGTTACTTCTTCATATGAAGGTGGATCAGAATTAGTGGCTGATGTCATGGGTAATGTCACAGATGTTGGTGCCGATCGTTCTGCGAAACTCTTCGGAAGTATTGTTCAAGGAGTTAAGGTTGTTCGTTTAGTTGAACCGATTGAAAAGGTGTGGGCCTATTTGACTATTGATGATAGTCCAACTAAATATCGAATGCGAACCACGACAATTCCATTGAAGAATGTTTCAATTTTGGTAGGTGAAGACATTGGGAAAAGCTAAAATTACTCTTGAAGGACTAGATGATTTGACTGCAGCATTAAAAACAAAAATGGACCTCACTGAAGTACCCCAAATCGTAAAGAAGCATGGTGCACAATTGTCTAGTCGTACTCAATCTAATATGCAGGCTGCCTATACTCATGGTTATTCAACTGGACGGACTCGTCGATCAGTTAAGCCTATCTTTAGTGATGGTGGAATGACTGTTTCAGTTGGCCCAGCTACTGATTACTTCTCTTATCTGGAATACGGTACTCGGTTTATGTCGGCCATGCCTACTTTGAAACCAGCTTTTGATGTTCAGTCACAAATGTTTATCAACGAATTGAAAAGGTTGATGCAATGATGAAATCTCCACAACAAGAATTGTATGATTATGTATTTCTAGAATCACTAAACAAAGGGTATGACACTTACGATCATTTACCGATGGCTTCTGAAAACGTGAATTATCCTTTTGTGACCTTGGAAAACATGAATTTAGTACCACTGCCAAATAAAACTTCTATTGGTGCTGAAATTAATCTCACTGTAAATGTGTGGGGCAATCAAGACCAACGACTAATGGTTGATACAATCGCTAGTTCGCTGTTAATGATTGCCTCTTTGTCATTTAAAACAGCAGATTATCGTTATCGTGGCCGAATGAGTGGTAGTGATTATCAAATTATTCAAGATACTAGTGTCCCAGATACAGTATTAAATCATGCAATTGTTAATTTGAAATTTAGTTTAATTTAGAAAGGATGAAAATAAATGGCAAATAACGATATTCAATATTTACAAGGTATTGATACAGTTGCTTATGTTCGTTTGCTTGAAGATGCGGCAAAAGAACGTGGCCAACTTATCCCTTACCAAACATCATTGGACTTTGATCCACAACGTGATACAGATACTACACAAACTAAACAGGGAGGGGTTCCTACTACTTCTTCATTGGAAACTGATTTAGAAATTGAGTTTGTGCATAACATTAGTAAGGTGTCGGATGATCTAATGACTTCGCTCTTGAAGAATAAGGATATTGAAGTATGGATTGTATACCGGAAGCGGCGCAATCAACAAGGTCAATATTTTGCTTGGTACATGCGTGGAATTGTATCCGAAGATGAAAATGAGAACGATCCGGATGACAACTCAACTCGTGATGTAACTTTCACCATCAAAGGCGAACCTCAACGTGGGTGGTTAACACTACCAGATGATGCGGAAGAAGAATTATCTTATGTCTTCCAAGGTATCGGGCAAGTTACAGAACAAGATAAGCAAGGCGGAGGTACTGCCTTTGCTGATGACGATGCAGGAAAGGGATCTGCTGATGTTCAAGTGGGTAAATAATCTAGAAAAGAATGAAGGGAAAGAATAATTATGGAAATTAAATTAAACGATAAGACAGTTCAATTAAACTTTGGTGTTCGTTTTGTACGTGAACTTGATAAGGTTGCGGGGATGTCAGTTAATGGTCAATCTTTTGGTTTTGGATTAACTAAGTCTTTGCCTGCTTTACAAGCTTACGATCCAGCAGTTTTAAGTGATGTAATTTACTCTGCCGCTTATGGAGTAAAGCCACGGCCAACGCAGAATACAATCGATGATTTCATTGATAATTGTGAAAACTTAGAAAAGGTATTTGAAGAAGTTCAAAAGGAAATTAATGACTCAAATGCTGTTAAGGTAGCAGCAAAAAACATGAAGCCCTAGAAGAGCCGCAGACAAGTGAACAGCAGTATCGTGAAATACTGCTAAATGGCCTAGCTCTTCTAGGCTTTTCTAATATTGAAGATATTGAACGAATGACTTTAAGAGAGTATCAATTGCGACTTGAAGCATATAAGATTCATCAGGTTAGAGAGCAGGAAAACCTTGCGACTCTTGCTTGGTGGATTCAAAGCGTTCAGGCAACTAAAGGAAGTGCAAAGCATCCTAAACCCGTCTTTAGTGAATTTAAAGACTTTTTTGATTCTCAAAAACTGATTGATCAAATTCGCTCTAGTTTTGAAGCTGATTATAGTCCACGAGCTAGTGCTACTAAAGCGATTGACCGAGCACAAATTTTTAATCGTCGACTGGAAGAATTTAAGAAACTAAAAGCGGCTGGAAAAATCGTCCCACTTAAAGAAAGGGGGATGAACAATGGCTGATAGTTATAGTGTTAGAGCAATCCTATCTGCAGTTGACCAATCCTTTAGTTCAACATTAGCAAAAGCTGGTCAGGCAACCCAATCGTTTGGGAACGCTGTAAATTCTAAAATGCAGGGTGTTGGTACTGCGATGAAAGTTGCTGGTGCTGCTACTACTGCGATGGGTACTAAAGCGTTAAAGGGCTTTGGTGATTTTCAACAAACTTTGAACACTACTGCAGTTGTCGCGGGTGGAACTTCAAAAGATATCAAAGGGCTTGCCGATGTGGCAAATCAGATGGGTGAAGACCTTCCGTTGAGTGCTCAAGAAGCAGCCAATGCGATGCTAGAAATGGCACGAAATGGTGCATCGCTTGATGACATCAAAAAGCAGTTTCCAGCAATCGCAGAAGCTTCAACAGCTGCTGGCTCAGACTTGCAAACTACCGCTGGAGTTGTTCAACAATCAATGAACATCTGGAGTGATAGTTTAAAGTCACCAGAACAAGCTGCAGCTATTTTAGTTCAGACGGCGAATGCTTCTAATGCGTCAATTGAGGATATGCAACAAGCATTAGCAACAATTGGTTCTACTGCTAAGATGGCTGGCATGGATATGGGTACGACAGCTGAAGCAATTGGGTTATTAACCAATCGTGGTTTCTCGGCTGCACAGGCTTCAGATGATCTTAACCATGCTATTACTCAGATGTTAGCTCCTTCCTCTATTGCCAAGAAGCAAATGGATGCGTTAGGACTTTCCTTTGTTGATAGTTCTGGAAAGATGAAACCATTTCCACAAATTCTTCAAGAAATTGCGGATAAAACTAACGGAATGGGTGATGCTCAAAAAACGGCAGCATTGAAAGCCATGTTTGGTGCAGCAGGTATGAAAGCTATCGTCCCGTTACTAGAAGCTGTAACTAATACAACTGGTGATGCTAAAAATAGTTGGTCTGCGTACGCTACCGAACAAGACAAAGCAGCAAGCTCCACTGCGGCAGCAACAAGTTATTTGAAAAATCAAGCTTCAGAAATGCAAAAGAATATTGGTGCATCGTTAGAACAAGTTGGAGGTGCTTGGGAATCACTTCGCAATACTTCAATGCAATCTGCTCAAAGGATTAATAATCAATATCTCGGAATGATAAAAAATACTCTTGATTGGGCTACGAAGTCCAAAAGTGGTACTGCTGGAGTAATCCGTAGCTTTATTGGTTTGTCACCAGTTATTGGTTCTGCAGCTACAGCAATAGGTGGAATTCTTTCCGGTTATGGGAAAATGATAAGTCTTGGCGGTAAAGTAGTCGGAAGTGTTGGCAATATCGGTAGAGTACTGGTTATTGTAGGACAATCTGGTGGACATATTACTAAGATAATTGATTCATTAAAAGCGTTAGAAAGTCAATCAAAGATTGTTAAAGGCGCACTCATGGCTTTCAAAGGTATGAGCGCTGTATGGTCTGGATTAACAACAGCTGTATCAGCGGTTGGAACTGCGTTTACAGCCCTTGCTACGGCTCTCGGTATTAGTGCGGCAGCATTAACGGCAATTATCGCTGTTGTAGCCGCTGTAGTTGCCGCTTTGGTTCTCTTCTTTACTAAAACAAAATTAGGTCAACAAATATGGTCTAACTTTGTAAACTGGTTAAAGCAAGCATGGGCTAGTTTAAAACAACTAGCATCTACCGTTTGGAATGCAATAGGTCAAGCAGTTACGCATCCAGTTGAAACGATAAAGGGTTTATGGAACGGTCTTACGAGTTGGTTTGGTCAATTATGGCAAACCATCGTTGATACAGCTAAGTCATTGTGGAATGGCTTTGCACAGTTCTTTGCACCAATTATCGAAACCATTAAGAGTATTTGGAACGGAATAAAAGAATTCTTCGGTACTTTGTGGCAAGGAATAGTTACTACCGCTCAAGGTGTTTGGAATAGTTTTGTTCAAGGCATGGCTCCAATTGTTGATGCCTTTAAGAACTTATGGAATGCTTTAACAGAATTTTTTAGTACTTTGTGGCAAGGTATTGTAACGGTAGCACAAACTATCTGGCAGACTTTTGTTCAAATATTTACACCGATTGTTGAAGCAATAAAGGCTGTCTGGCAAGGACTTACCGAGTTCTTTACACCACTTTGGCAAAACATTGTCACAACAGCTCAAACTATCTGGCAAACGTTAGTTACTGTAATTCAAACTGTTTGGGAAAATATCAAGACGGTGGTTCAAACCGCTATTCAGGTTGTTTCCCAAATCATTCAGACGACCATGCAAAACGTTTCAACCATTTGGTCTACTGTGTGGAACGTAATTAAGACGGTGGTTCAGACTGTATGGACAGTTATTTCGACGATTGTTTCAACCGCAATTAATGCGGTAGCCGGAATCATTAAGGCGGTAACTGCTGCAATTAAGGGCGACTGGTCAGGTGCTTGGAATGCAATCAAGGGTGTTGTTCAGACCGTTTGGAATGGTATTAAGACCATTGTTACCACAGTATTTAATGCTGTTAAGTCTATTATTAACAGCATTCTTAGTGGAATTAAATCGATGTGGAGTTCTTCTTGGAATGGTATTAAGAGCATTTCTTCCTCAGTTTGGAATGGAATTAAATCAGTTGTATCAAGCAGTATGAGTGGAATTCGTTCGGTTGTTTCAAGCATGATGAGTTCTGTTCGATCGGCGTTTAGTGCTGGTTGGAATGCTGCTAAGAGTGTTACTTCTAGTGGTATTCATGGTGCTGTTAACGTTGTTCGATCAGCAGCAAGCGGAATGGTTTCTGCAGGTCGCAATTTCGTTATGGGATTTGTAAATGGTATTCGTGGGGCTATTGGCGCTGCTGCTAGTGCAGCTGCAAATATGGCTCGTTCTGCGATGAACGCTGCTAAATCTGCTTTAGGAATCCATTCACCATCGCGTGTTATGCGAGATCAAGTTGGATATTATGTTGTAGCTGGATTCGCCAAAGGTATGAACGATAACACCAATTTGATTGATAAGGCAGCTAATAATCTTGCTGCTCACGCAATGCCATCTGTTGATATTAGTAGTTCAATTAACGGCGTACTTAGTCACGGCAATATTAGTAATAACATTGGTGGGACAATCGACCACCAACTTAATATAAATCAACAACCGGCCTATATTAACCTTTCACTGGGCGGAACAGAGTATAGGGCATTTGTTGAAGATATTAGTCGTGAACAAGGAGCGCAAACTTCATTAAGACAATTTAGATTTTAGGAGGTAATGGTTATGTATGGTTTTACTAACTTAGACATTAACCCATCTATTAACAGCCCCACTCGCCCAGTGGAGGCTATTAATTATGGTGGTCACTGGTTGGACGATGAAATTACGGGTTTTACCACCTTAGTTGTGAGTGGTAGGCATACTTTTTCAAGGGCCGTAAATGATATTGATTTAACTGGTGATGGAAATATGTATTTATCATCAAAATTAGAGAAGCGAACAATCGAAGTTAAGTTTCTGATTAAAACAGATTCTATTTCTGAATATAATCGACAAATGGAGCAGCTAAATATCATTTTAGCTAAACCACATCAAAAGTTATTCTTTGATGACTATCCAGAAGCCGTTTATACAGGAACTGTAACTTCAATTGAAATGGAAAATGATATTTTGAATGATACCGGAACTATTAAGATAGAGTGTAGTGATCCATTTGCTTATAGTAATGAACAAAATTCTTCTGGTACAGGTAACAGTTATCAAATTCCAACAGCTGGGTTAAATTATAATCAAACTCCGGAAGAAATTATTTTCTATCCTAGTACTGATATTGCCTCGTTAACAATTACGAACGGAGATAAAAAGATTGAGATTAACCAGGGGATTACTGCTAATACTAAAGTGCTAATCGATTTCAATACGCTTGATGTTGTTATTAATGAAGTTTCGGCATTAATGAATGTCACTTTGGATAGTAACCTTGGCGATTTCTATATCAAGGACGGTGATACAATTCGTTTTTCGACAAACGGAAAATATGAAATTAGGTATAGGGTGAAGAAATTATGAGAATGTATCTATTAGATAAAAAGCAACGTGTCAGACGTTGGCTCAAGGATAATGATTTCATTGAAGCTGAAATGACGGAAGAAATTAATGCAGCTAATCAGATCAATTTCTCCATGCCCTTAAAAGATCGTATTGCGGATAACATTTACTATGTTGCAATTCCAACACCACACAGTAAGCAAAAATATTTATTGTTTAAGCTTCTTAGTGAACGGGTACAAAACGATCGAATTGAGTACCAAGGGATTGAAGAAGCGTACGATGAATTAAAGCAATACGGCTATATTAAAGATATTCGCCCGAATGACCGAACCGCTGAAGAAATGCTAAAGATGGTTCTTGAACCAACACGTTGGACGCTGGGTAATGTTCCGGAGACTAATCACCAGTCAACAAATTTTTACTATATTACTTATTTAGAAGCTCTACAGAAAATTGTAGGGCTTTTTAATATTGAGTTAACTTTTGAAGTCACGATTGACCCAAAGAGTAATAAAATTACCCGTCGACAAGTCAATGTTTATAACCAACAAGGACAGCGAACGGGTAAGCGTTTTGAATATGGTTCTAATTTGCTAACAATAGAGCAGGAACAAGATAGCCAAGAACTGATCACTGCCTTAGTTGGTCGTGGTAAAGGTGAACAAGTGTCGGAAGGCCATGATGATACTCCGGATGGTTATGGTCGACGGATTACGTTTGCCGATGTAGTTTGGACTAAAAAGGACGGTAACCCTGTTGATAAACCAGCAGGGCAAGAATATCTAGTTGATCCAGAGGCTACAGAGTTATATGGATTCAGTGATGGTAATCCTCGGATTGGCTTAACTGTTTTTGAAGATATTGAAGATCCGATTGAGTTAATCAATGCCACCTGGAAAGCCCTTCAATCACTCAAACGTCCTAAGGTTAGTTTCAAGGCCAGTGTTACTGATGTTGGTAAGCTTGGTTTAGGAGATACTGTTGCGATAATTCGCCACGATTTGAAAATAGAGTATTTTACCCGCGTTTATAAAGTTAAACACGACTTGCTAAACGAGAATAATAATCAGATTGAATTGGGTGACGATTTTAGTAGTCACAGTATTACTAACTCAATTATTAAAGTTGATGGGATTGCTAACGAGGCTAAAGAAGTCGCTGGTTATGCTGCTATTGCTGCTAACGGTAAGAACAATAATTATTATTCTTCTGTTCAACCACTTGCTCCAATTGAAGGTGATATTTGGTATAAGGACTTAGGTAATGGTGAAGTAGATATGTACCAATATCACAATGGTGGCTGGGTATTTATCCAATCCACTCGCGATTTACATATCGTACAGAACCAAGTCAAAGAAGCCCAGTCTGGTCTAACCGAAGTCAAACAGCAGATTGAAGTTAATAAAAAATTGGCTGACCAAGATATAGAAAAACTTAATCAGTCAATTATTGATAATAAGAACATTGCTGACCAAAGCTTGCATAAGCTAGACGATAGCGTGGCTAAATTACAAAGCCAGTACGATAACAATATTGTTCCTGATCTGACTAAAGTAACTAATGATGTGTCTGATGCCTTGCAGAAGTATATTTCAGCGCAAAATAACATCGCTGACTTAACTAAGCAGGCACAAGATCAAGGTAAGAATATTGCTGATATCACTAAAACGGTTGATGGCCTGAATATTAACTATGCTAATCTACTGGGCGATGTTAATACCACTAAGATTGATGTCAAAGGATTGCAAACCACTCTTGGCA